GGCCGCATTGGGGATGCTCAACGCGTTGTTGCTGATACTCCTCAAGAGGTTCGTGATTCTTTGCAACGATTCTATAATATTGATGCTACGTCTTTGGTTGAGTACACTCTTGATCCTATACGTAGTCAAAACAAAATTAACACTCTTGCTAATGCTGCTATTGTTGGTGGCTTTGGAGAAATAGCAGGTCTTGATCTTGATGTTGCTGCTGCCGAATCTGTTAGTGGTCTTGCAAACAATCAAGACATAAACATGAACGCGCTAAATAGGGATCTTGTTAAGGGTGTGGAGGTTAGGGATGCTACTTCACGTCTTGCAAACATTGACCGCATAGAACTTTCGGACAGTGAAGCGTTGCTTTCTTCGATGGATGCGGACGCTACGGCAAAAAAGAAAGTGAAGGGCTTGCAGTCTCGTGAACGTGCTCGTTTTAGTGGAACTACCGCTTTTGACTCTAAGTCTTTGTCTGACTTTAGAAAGATCTAACAACTGAATAAGGGCATGACAAGGTGAGAAAGAAACGTAATTCGCGGTGAAAGTTCCTGTGTTATTTCTTCAACCCCAGTTCGATTCTGGGCATGCCCACCACTAGACGGATCTATCGGCCCCGTTGGTGTATGAAGTCCGATAGTCACAGCCTTTCTTTCCTTCCCCTAGGATCTAAAGTGGGTGGCGATTAACCTATCAATGAATAGTAAGGGAGTAATAATGTCTGAATATGATTGGGACGACGACGATACAGATACGGCAAATGACAGCACGGGCATGAAAGAGTTACGTAAGGCTCTTCGCGCGAGTGAGAAGCGTAACAAGGAAATGTCTAGCAAGTTAGATGAAATGCACAACATGTCTCGTGATCGGACGGTCAAAGATATTATTTCATCGAAGGGTCTACCTGATAAAATTATCAAATTGATTCCTTCTGATGTAACATCCCCTGAGGATGTGGAGAGTTGGGTTGCAGAATACGCGGACCTTTTTGGTTCGACTGCTCCTTCTAGCCAAAGTCAGGAACCAGCGGTTGATGCCGCAGATATGGAAGCGTTACAGAGAATCTCTGACACGCAGTCATCTGGACAAACATTCGACGGAGACTTCGACCAACTGGATGCTCGCATCCGGGCAGCGTCGTCACCTGAGGAACTGAACAAGGTCTTGTTCGGCAACGCGCATGGACCGCAGGTTGTTTGATTCACAAAACATTCAATTAAACATATTCACTTTGGAGGTGAAATCGCACAATGGCTAACGCTTATACAGGTACATCCGCTATGTCCAACTTGGTCAAGGCGGCCTATGATCGCTATGTAGAGTTTGCTCTACGTTCACAGCCTTTGTTCCGCAACCTTGCGGACAAGCGCCCAGTACAACAGGCAATGCCCGGTTCAACGGTAGTATTTTCGTTGTATCAGGATCTTGCTGCTTCGACCGGAACCCTCACTGAGGCGGCGGACCCAGATGCTGTTGCTGTAAGCAACACAACCAACGTAACGGTTACTCTTAACGAGTACGGAAACGTTGTTCTGGAAACAAAGAAATTGGGAGAGTTTGCTTTCTCAGACGTTGACCCAGCAATTGCTAACCTTGTTGCATACAACATGGCTGACTCAATTGATCGGGTTGTTGTTGCTACTCTTATCGGTGGAACTAACAAGTTCTTCGGTGGAGACGCTACTGCAACAGGGAACTTGGCCCCGGCTGACGTTATTACTGGCGCTTTGATTCGTAAGTCTGTTTCAAAGATGCGGGCAGGTAACTCTGTTCCTCGTGAAGGAATGCTGTACGCAGCATACATGCACCCAGAGGTTGCATTTGACCTTCGTGCGGAGACAGGCGCATTGTCCTTTGAGGACATTCGCAAGTACACCGATCCCAATGTTGGTAACGTTCTTAACGCTACGACTGGTGTTTATGGTGGAGCGTACGTTGTGGAAACCCCACGCGCGTATGTCGCTACCGATGGTGCTAGCAGCATTAAGGCTTACCGTACGATTATTGCTGGCGCGCAGGCTCTTGCTGAGGCAACTGCCGTTGAGCCGGGTATCGTGCAGGGTCCGATTGTTGACAAACTGATGCGAGCACGTCCTCTCGGTTGGTACAGCCTGCAAGGCTGGGCTATCTACCGTCAAGATTCCTTGTACCGGATTGAAACTTCTTCAAGCATTGCGTAAGTGATGTTCGGGGGGCACCTTTCGGGGTGTCCCCCTTCCAATCTTTTGAAACTATTTTAAGGATCTTGCTATGGCTGATAATCTCCCCGACGTTATTGAGAATGCTCTTCTTAATGCACTCGTTGGTACCTCTACTTATAGTATTACTGGCGCTACTAAACTTCGACTGATGACAGCCAATGGCAATGATGCCAGTGCTGGTACTCAAGTTACTGGTGGTTCGTATGCTGCTCAAACTATTGCTTTTACTTCTGCTTCTTCTGGTGCTATTGAAAACAATGGTGCTCTTTCGTTTACTGGGATGCCTGCTTGCACGGTTGTGGGTATCGAGATTTATGATTCTGCTAGTACGCCAAAGCGCTTACTTTACGGGCCTTTGTCTGCTTCCCGTTCGGTGACTGCTGGCGACACGGTGCAGTTTGCTTCAGGTGCAATTGACATTACGCTGTCCTAATGCAAGACGTAACCAAGGGCGTTGTATTTAGGCTGGGTTTTCCCCAGTTTTTTGACGGTGTAGCGGACTTCAGTGCTGCATCGAACATGACGAGTGCGGCTAATGTTACTACCTTAGCAACGTCTGCTTTGTCAGTTGCTTCTGGGATGACGGCCACAATCACCATTGGAAATCAGTTTGCTTCTACCTTGTCTGCTGAAGTAAACATGGTGGTTGTGCCGAATGTATCTAACGCAGCGGCGGCTCTTGTGGCTGGTGCTTCTAACATGACAGCAACTTCTAGCAACCTTATCTTTGCAGATGTTGTCCTTTCCGCTCAATCCGGGATAACTGCATCTGAGACGATGATAAGGCACTTGGTCCCTAGGGTACTAACAAGCACTGCGAACCTCTCAGCGTCGCTGTATGAGCCGTTAAACGTGCTTGTGCTACCTACCGCTCAGTACACCTACACCGAGGATCGGTTGCTAAGCCGTTACACTATAACCTCAGGTATCTCACTAATTATCAATGGAACTACCGGAGTCCTAGGAGACTTCGTGGCTCAATCAGACACTTTAGACTCTGACTACTATTTTGCTGGTGGTCACCGTTATGAACTAACCTCAACAGAAGTGACTGCTGTGACAAATGCTGGCTACGCCAACTTGATTACTATAGAAAACCTTTAAGGAATAACATGAATTGTAGAACTGGATGTAAAACAAAAGACCATGATAGTTATGCTCAGTGTCTTCAGGACGCTAACGTCCGTGTCGCTGCAACCATGAACAACCCATTTACCAGTGACGTTAAGAAGGAACTCTCCGCATACAAGTCGGCTAGGGTCAATGGTATCCAGCCAGAAGGAACAACTATTACTAAGATTCGTGAAGCAGAATCAGCATCACGGTTACTAGGCCGTCCGTACAATGCTGACGTTGACCCTCCCGCTAACATGGTTGTAAACAAAAATACTGTTAAGTTTTTGAATGCGAGTTCAGCATGACAACCTTTAACGAAATGATTGACGACACTCTCCTGCACTTGCAGGGATACACAACTCAACAAGATCAAGTGACTTACATTACTGCGGCTATTAACAGTACTGCTGTGGCTATGAACATCGCTGACGTTACTTCTATCTCTCGCGGCATAGCGGAGATTGGTAACGAACTTGTGTGGATTGACTCTGTTGACCAACAGTCAGGTAGCGTCATCCTCCCTCCCTATGGTCGTGGTTACCGTTCTTCTACCGCAGCGTCTCACGCTAGCGGAACAATGGTTACTTCTTCCCCAATGTTTCCTAGAAAAATGGTTGGACAGGGAATCAATGATACAATCAAGTCAGTGTATCCTGAACTGTTTGCAGTAGGAACCACTGAAATAACTTTTGCTCCGGCAACAACAACATATCAAATGCCCGCTGGGGCTTTGGATGTTCTTCAAGTGTCGTGGCAAACAACTGGCCCTTCTAAAGAATGGCTACCTATTAGACGTTTCCGTGTTGACAAGCATGCTTCTACCGACGCTTACTCAACGGGTGTTTCTGTGAGCATCTATGATTCCATAACACCGGGACGTAAAATGAAGTTTACTTTCACAAAGGAACCTTCTGCTTTAGTAAACGACAATGATACTTTTACTACGGTTACAGGTTTACCTGCATCGTGTGAAGATCTGGTTCGTTTCGGTGCAGCCTTTAGGCTGGTTCCGTTCTTCGATTCAGCACAACTGTCCGGTCAGTCTGCTCAAGCAGACTTCTCCGCAGCGCAACGACCCGTAGGGTCATCTAGTGCTTTGTCTAAATACCTACTGCAAATGTACCAAGTGCGTCTTGCGGAAGAAACCAAATCAATGCAAACCAATTTCCCCGTTCGCTCGCACTACACTAGGTAAGGAATAAACAATGGCATCGAGATACTATTCTAGTATAGCAAAAAGGACCACTTTGGCTGGGGACATAACATCTTCTGCTGTAACCATGGCGGTTGCTGCGGTAGTTGGATGGCCCTCATCCTACCCATACACTCTTATTATTGATACAGACCTGTCAACTGAAGAGTTAGTTACAGTTACAGGACGTTCAGGTACCACGATCACTATGACTCGTGCTTCTGATGGCACCTCTGCAAGCACACATAGTGCTGGCGCGGTGGTACAGCATGGCGTTTCGGCTAGAGATTTTCAAGAGCCAAACACTCACGACAACACAGCGGTTAAACACGTAACTGTTGTTACTTCTTCTTCTCGTCCTGCGAGTCCTTCTGCTGGTGAGATTATTTATGAAACAGACACAAAATTATATTTCGGGTGGAATGGTTCCGCTTGGACAGGCATCGGTGGTTCATCCGGCGGCGCAGGACTACAAGACGTTTTCTTTCTGATGGGAGCATAGCATGGCAACAGCATACAAATTCGCACAGGTTCAGGGTACTGCAAGTACCGGAACTTTCGCAACATTATACACAACACCTTCTTCCACAGAAGCGGTAGTTTCTTCACTTGTCATTACGAACCAGACTGGTTCTGCTGTTACTGTCCGGGTGGGCATGGACGCGACGGCAGGTACACCGGGAGCAAGCGAGTTCCTTGTTTATGATGCTGCGGTTGCCGGTAACGACACCGTTGCGTTGACTCTTGGTATTACGATGCCAGCAGCAAAATTTATTCGCGTGTCTTCGTCGGCAGCGACCTGCAACTTTACTGCATTTTTGAGTGAGATTTCCTAATGGCAATGTCAACGTTTAGTGGGAGTGGTCTACTTGCTCCGCCTTCATCGCTGTATGCCCCTTGCACCTACCTCGTGATCGCCGGAGGCGGAGCGTCTGGTAGAGGAAACGGTTCTTTAGGAGCAAATGCTGGTGGGGGTGCTGGTGGGTATCGTTCTAATGTTGTCGGTGAGCCTTCTGGCGGTGGTGCTTCGGCAGAGAACCTTCTTGTTCTCACTAAGAGCACTTACCCGATTACCGTTGGGCTAGGCGGGGTAGGGAAAACTGGCGGTATTGGTAATGGAACTAACGGTGGAGATTCTAATTTTACTTTTGTAACGTCTATTGGTGGAGGATTTGGTGGTGCTGGAGCACAGCCATACCCAACAGGAGCCAAGGGTGGTTCGGGCGGTGGCTCGATGTATTCATCATCTGTGGGTGGTCAAGGAACAGCAGGTCAAGGTTTTGCAGGCGGCAATGCGGGTGGAGCAGACGGCGGAGGCGGCGGTGGTGCATCAGCCGTGGGAGCAAACGGTGCCACCCCTGTCGGGGGAAACGGTGGCGCTGGAGTCACGAGTTCTATAACCGGATCTGCGGTTCAACGAGCCGGAGGTGGCGGAGGAGGCAATAACGGGGGGAACGCAAGTGGGCAAGCAACCGGCGGTGGTGGCAATGGTGCTAATGGCACCACGGCCCAAGGAACTCCGGGAACGAATGGCACGGGCGGTGGTGCAGGTGCGTCTGGATACTCAAATACTAACGGAGTAAATGGCGGATCGGGTTTGGTTGTCTTTAAGATTCCAAGCACATTCTCGGTTTCTTTTTCTGCTGGTGTTACATCAACTAGCGCGGTGATAGGTGATGACACTTGCTACACGGTCACAGTCGCTGGCGCTTCCGACACATTTACGATCTCTTAAGGAAGAGCAAACATGTCTATATCAAAATTTTCTAGTGCTAAAGGCGCTAACTCTGACATCCCGGCAGCGGGTCGTTTCGCTCAGTTAAGTGGTGGCACAGCGACAACGTATACATCTGGTGGTGTGACGTATAACGTTCATACTTTTACCGCTAACGGTACTTTGACTGTGACAAATTCCGGTGTCGTTGACGTACTTGTCGTTGGCGGCGGGGGCGGTGCAGGTGTTGATGATGGTAGCGGGGGTGGCGGTGGTGGTGCGTTAATTGAGGAAATTGGTTTATTCCTACCATCCGGGTCAACTTCGGTAACCGTTGGTTCTGGTGGCACTGGCGCGACATCCACGTCCGTTGCTGCTAATGTCGGTGGAAGTTCTATTTTCGCTGGGCTTACTGCTATTGGTGGGGGAGCATCAAAAAGCGAAGCCCAAGTTAAGTATGAGCAATCAGGTGGATGCGGCGCAGGAGCGAGTGGCGGCACCACGCAGCAAGAAGGAGGCCATGCGTTCAATGGTTTTGATGGCGGAACCTCAACGGCTGGTTCTCCCGGATACGCTGGAGGCGGCGGCGGTGGCATGGGTGCTGTCGGTGGTAACGCTACTACGACTGTTGGCGGTAACGGTGGTGCTGGTCTTGCTTCTAGTCTGCGAACAGGTTCCGCGATAGTTTACGCTGGCGGTGGTGGCGGGTCTGCTCGATCCGGTTATACCGCTGGTTCAGGCGGAACGGGCGGTGGCGGTGCCGGTACAATAAACGGCAACGGAATTGCTGGTACCGCTAATACAGGTGGCGGTGGTGGGGGTACCAGTAGCGGATCGTATGACGGCGGCACTGGCGGATCAGGAATCGTTATCGTTCGCACGATAGCCACAACACCCGTAGCGGTGCGCAACTTCGCTCAGGTTTCTGGTGGAACGGTGTCTACCTACACGGAGGCCGGTGTCACCTATCAGGTGAATACTTTCAATACTAACGGGACTCTTAGCGTTACTCGTGAGGGTGCTGCTGACGTTCTC